TGGCATCCCCCGCATTACAGCGTCCACGATCCACGGATCAAAAGGTGGGGAAGCGGAAAACGTCGTGCTGTTCACGGACCTGAGCCCAGCAGCCGACAATGAAATGCAAATTAACCCAGACGACATGCACCGCGTGTTTTACGTTGGTGTCACTCGTGCAAAACAGAATCTATATATCGTAGATGCAGAAGATGTAACAAGGAGTTATGACCTATGAAAGGTATGAGTTGGACCGAATGGCAAGAGTACGAGAAGCAACGTCGTGCTACGTTAAAAGAAAACGGGATCATTGATTTCGAGCAAAAACGTGCTGAGAAGTTATGGAACGACCCCAGTGTTCCAGACGACGACATCCCCAGCGTTAAATTCACGTTTGATAAGAAACGCAAAGAGTTTGTGAAGGATGAATGATGCGGCGCGAAGAGATACTCAAGCAAGCGGAGCAGTTGATTAACGGCGACCGCGCAAAAGATTACGGTGATGCGTATCAAAACCATTGGCGCATCGCCCAATTGTGGTCAGTCATATTAGACAAAGACGTGACCGTCGAGCAGGTTTATCAGTGCATGATTGCTGTTAAGCTATCAAGATTAATAGTAACGCCCGACCATGAAGACTCATGGCTAGACATCTGCGGATATGGCGCGTTAGGTGGAGAGAGTAATGGCGGGACTACAAATGGCGATGTTTGCACCGATGAGTGAGTGGGTGCCTCCGCTGGAATTACCAGACCTTACGTCTGCAACAAAGATTGCAATTGACGTAGAAACAAAAGACCCCAACCTAAAACAGAATGGTCCCGGCTGGCCAACTGGCGATGGTGAGGTGGTTGGTTATGCAATTGCCGTTGATGGCTGGTCTGGGTATATCCCAGTCCGCCACCTTGGCGGTGGCAACATAGATGAAAAGCAAGCCAACAAGTGGCTGAATAAAGTCTTTGAATGCCCCGCCGATAAGATCATGCACAACGCCCAATATGACTTGGGTTGGATAAAACGCATGGGGTTCACGGTCAACGGACGCATCATCGACACGATGTTGATTGCGTCATTGCTTGATGAAAACAGATTAAGCTACAGCTTGAATGCCTTGGCCTACGATTACTTGGGAAAAGTTAAATCAGAAAAAGGGCTCATCGAGGCAGCGCGGGAGTTCGGCATCGACCCAAAAGCTGAAATGTGGAAAATGCCAGCTATGTACGTCGGACCATACGCTGAAACCGACGCTGAACTGACTCTCGAACTCTGGAACTTCTTCTCCATTCAACTTAGCAAAGAAGATTTGTGGCAGATCGCGAACCTTGAGCTGGATTTGCTGCCATGTCTCGTTGACATGACTTGGCGCGGCGTCCGCGTCGATCTCGACCGGGTGGAGCGAACGCGGGATAGTCTGCTCAAACGAGAAACGGAAGTGCTGAAGAAGATTAAGAATGTCGCGGGCGGACAGGTTGAAATCTGGGCTGCTCAGTCCCTTGCGAAGGCTTTCGATAAACTCAACATCGCATACCCAAAGACCGAAAAAGGCGCACCTAGCTTCACCAAGCTCTTCCTCCAAGAGCATCCACACCCGCTCGCGCAGCTCATCGTCGAGGCGCGGAATCTGAATAAGACATCCGGAACTTTCATCAATACCATCATGAAGCACTGTCACGCTGATGGCCGAATACATGCTCATATTAATCAAATCCGTTCTGACGACGGGGGAACAGTCAGCGGCAGAATCTCAATGTCGAACCCCAATTTACAACAAATCCCGGCCCGCGACCCTGTGATGGGTCCAATGATCCGGTCTCTCTTTCTCCCAGAAGAAGGAGAACAATGGGCGGCTATTGACTTCTCGCAACAAGAACCACGCATCTTGGTCCATTATGCCCATGTATATGGCAAAACGCGAGGAATCGAACTGGAGGGCGCGGCTGACTTTGTTGAGGCATACAACAACAATCCAGATACCGACTTCCATACCCTTGTGGCAGAGATGGCGAACATCCCACGTAAGCAAGCCAAAACGATTAACCTTGGCATGATGTATGGCATGGGAGTGAATAAGCTTTCTGAACAGTTAGACATATCGGTTGACGAAGCGCGGGGCATCATCAAGCAATACCATAACCGCGTTCCGTTCGTTAAAGGTTTGATGAACGGCGTGATGAACAGACTGAACGAGAAAACGTCTGGCGGCTCGCTACGCTCCATCAAAGGCCGTAAGTGTCGTTTCGACCTGTGGGAGCCGGATACGTTTGAGATGAACAAGGCGCTGCCCTACAAAGACGCGGTGGACGCCTATGGGCCCACGACCCGTCTAAAACGAGCCTACACCTATAAGGCGCTCAATCGTTTGATCCAAGCGTCTGCTGCGGACATGACCAAGCAAGCCATGGTTAATCTTTACCAAGCAGGACATCTGCCAATGGTGCAAATCCATGATGAGATTGCAATGTCGGTCAAGAGCAAAGACCAAGCGGCTGAGATTGCCACAATCATGGAAACTGCCGTGCCGTTGGAGGTTCCATCCAAGTGCGACATAGAGATCGGACCGTCGTGGGGAGAGGCAAAATAGTGGGGTTTTTCTTGCATTCTAGTATATGTTCCTATATTATCGTAGATGCCGGTATATAAACTGGGAGCAATGTAATGGATACTAGCCGCTGGAAAAGCGTCCTTGTGCCACGTGAAGTGTATGAGGAAATAAAAGATTTAGCTAAAAACGAAGGCAGGACCATCGGTGGTCAACTGCGCGTCGTTTTTGAATGGTACAAGGAAGCAACAACCTCGCAACTGTTGGAGGATGATGATGACCGAATGGGAACAGGAACACGGTGAGATTCACAACCGGCTGATGAAGAATCACTGTCCGAAGTGCGATACCCCTATGATCGTCCGCGCCAACAGAGAAATGCTCATCCGTAAATGCAACACCTGCAAACTAGAAGTGCGCGATAAGTTAAGTACAGCAGAATATCCCGGTTCAACATGCGATGTATGCGATTAAGTGTTGCTTATCCCATATAATTGTGCGTATAATCACAATCGAACATGGCAGCATGTTCTCCGTAGTTGACCCTGCCCCTAGTTCGGTTGCCCCCGTCTAGGGGCATTCTTTTTTGGAGGACTGAAATGTCAGAAAAAATCTTTGTCGATGGCTTGATTGCCAAAAAACCAGACGAAAAAGCACCTGATTGGGTGAAATGCAAACTCAGCGTAAAGCGCGAGGAACTCATTGCGTGGCTCACGAACCAAGAAGGCGATTGGCTGAACCTGCAAGTCAGCGAAGGCCGTAACGGCAAATACTATGCGGAGGTAGATACATGGAAGCCGAAAAACGATTAAGCGACATCGACTGGTCTTGGGCGGTATCCCAAGTCAACAAAGCGGTCAATGAACAAATGACGTTGATCGAGAAAGATGCTACGCTGAAACCAGATATAAAAAAGCAGAAAGTTAATGAGCTTGAAAAAGCGTGGCAAAGAATACTCCTTGGTTGAGGAACAAGCCCGCGCAGACTTTGCGGAGGCAGCCGACTGCACGGCAGATTTGTTGATGCAGTTTGATGAAATGGGCCTCGACAAAGGACCAGCTTTGGGGGGAGCCCTAACGCAGATTATCCATCACCTTATCACTGTCTCTCCAGACACCACATCTGCAATGGGGCTCCTCTCATCCTGCATTCAGAACGCAGCCTGCACCGCTGATTCGACAAGTGTTTACTACATGGACGCAGGCGATACAGTTCATTAGTTGACAAAAACCCACATTATCGCATATCATCTATCACGTGGTTAATCACGGAGAAATGATATGAAAGAAAAACTCACTATTGACGAAGTAGCAGAGCTGGCACGGGTGTCAGTCCCTACGATCTATCGTCGCGTAAAACTGGGAGACTTCCCGAAACCCTGCAAGGTTCCAACGACCGCGACTCGCGGCCCAAAGAACGTCAACCGATGGGAACGTGCGGAAGTCATGGGATGGCTGTTAAAGGGCAAAGACCCACGCTGGATCAATCAACCCGTCAAGGACATTAAAGACTTGTGC